GTCACCCCAGCGTATTTTGGCGCCTTCGATTTGCGCCATAAATTCAAACGCTACATCAGATGCAAAATCATTCTGCTGTTGGCTGTCTGTATATTTGCGGTTGCTAGCTTTATCAAACCTGGCTAATTCAGATTCGCACGTTAGCTGTATCACGTCGCCGCTTTCTGCGCCGACGCTTAAATCCATCTGATCCATAACGCCCTGCCAGACAATAGTCGGGTCAGCTAGCAGCACGTCGTTTGCATCTAGCACGCCCAAATAAACCGTGACAGGCTGATTGTAATAATCTTGTGTTAACGCTGCTCCCGATATGGCAGCGTCTAAGCCAGACAATGCCAGCGTCAGTTTGTAAGGTGACACGTCGATGCCTTCTTCTATTTCGCTGATCGTGCCCAGATCACCGACGCCAAGCCAATGGTTACCGCCCCAAGTAAATGTGCCAATTGAGTTGTGCAGGTAGACGGTGCCGTTTGGAAACTCTAGCTTGGCAAACGTGACCATCGACACGTAGCTAGTCGCAAGCGCGTTAGCAACAGCTGTAGGAAATCCGCGACTCACGCGAGTACGTCCTCAACTGCTTCGATGGTAAAACTGCTAAACGTGCCAGGTCTTGTGTTCCATGACGCTGGGCCAGCCAACATAAAGACACCAGACACTGGGGTGGTGTAATCGATGATCGTGTCGTTAGCTAACGTTTTGCGGATTGGTGGTGCAATCGACAAGCTGATGTTGCCGCTTGCATCGCTATTTGCGTCTGCGACCACCATATGAAGCTCTGAGTTAAACGAAATCATATCCCCGCTGCGCAGGTAGTTGTTAACGCTGGCTGTCGCGCCATTGCACACCAGTGTCACGCCAGTTTGACCAGAGCCGTTAACGGCTAGCGTGCCACCACCAGCGCCGCGCATGACATAGCTGTGATCGTGTAAGTTGAAGCGATGCTGCTGTCCGTTGAGTTTGACCAAGAACGCTTGCATTTCTTTGCGGTTGTCACCGCTCAAATTGTTAAATTGCAGCGATGCTTTCCACAATGAACCCTTGCGCGAAGTTGTTTGTATGGCGTTGGTCAGCGGCGACTGAAACGTGCGTGTGTTAGCCACAAGCTCAAACGTGTTGCTGCTGGGTGTGATGCTAGGAAAAGCAAACGTTGTCATGCAAACCGCCCACGCCTAATGAGGTCGCGTATGGTCAAAATTGTTTGCTCTGACGTTTGCGCCATAGCCACTCTGATTTTTTGCTCTACGTCTGCGCCGCTGCCGCGTGCGTCTACGTTGTTAACGACGGTGACGCCACCGCCCTGCCCTTTGGTGTGGTCAATCACCGATTCGTTTGGGTGCAGCATTGCCATGAACCCACCCTTGCCATCCATGCCGCCGCTGCGTGCGCCCATGCCCGTGTAGCCGCCGCCTTCAAACGATTGCGCTTTAATGTTGGCAACCTGGGCAAGTCCTGCTGCGACAGTTGCCGCTGCAAAGGCAAACGATAGTGGTGGTGGGTAGGCTGCTAAGGCCTTGGTTGCACCTGCATAGGTGTCCATGACAGCCGATGCGATATTGACGGCCTTATTCTTACCAAACAGTTCGCGCATGTGACTGGTCACGTGTTGTGCTTGTTCTGACCGGCTTTTGGCCTCAAACGCATCTAGTTCTTCGCCAGCGGCAATCTGTGACGCCGTTTGTGCCTTCGCGTTTTTTGCGCTATCGGCTTGCGCTTGTGCTTCGGCCTTTATGACTTCCGCGCGTTCTCTGGCGCCTGCCGTAATGCTTTCTAGCATCGGCCCAACTGTTTCCAGCGCGCTAGGCGCTTCGCGCAGCGCGTCAAATTCTGCACGCAGGTTTTGGAGTTCGTTGGTCGTCGCAATGAGGTTATTAACGACAAGTGGCGGTATAAGCTCCATGCCTAGCGCTGCGCGGATTGAATTGATGCCGTTAATGACGGCTTGTATTGGCGACACCAAAATAGCCAGCGCAGCCAAGCCAACCGCTTTGAATGTTGTCCAAGCAATTTCGACGCCCTTCAAGGCAATCTTGATGCCGCGCACAAAATCAACCAACCCTGCAACAGCGTTGACGACACCATGCACAACCTTTTGGCCCACGTTGCCGAAACGTTCTGAGTCAAGCGCAGCTTGCGCAAACTGATTTGCCACTTCGCCAATAAACGGCGCTAACGCCACACTGACTTGGTTGGCTAGTCCTTCAAGCACTGCCATAGCGCGCGTGATTTCATCGTTTGCAGCTTCCACCATTGCCACGTCTGCGCGGTCTAGGGTTAGGCCAAGGCGTTCTGCTTCGTCTGCCATCTGCTGCAAACCAGCGCTGCCGCCTTTTAGCGTTTGCAGTAACGCGACACCTTCGGAGTCAAACAGTTTCATGGCTAGCCGCACGCGATCAGATTGTGTGCCGACGTTGCCCATAGAGTCAGCAACCAAGCCCATCTGTTCATCAAGCGGCAGTTGCACTAGCTCCCTAGCGTCAATGCCTAACTCACGCAACGCGCCCTTGGCCTCGCCTGTGCCGCGTGCTGCTTCGCTAGCGCGCCGGGTGAAGCGTTGTAGCGCCATGTCCATCGTGCTGGTAGAGACGCCTGTAAGGTCTGCTGCGTGACGCATAGCGCCAAGCGCTTCGGTAGTCACGCCAATCTTGTCGGCAGTCTTGCCAAGCGCATCTATCGTTTGCATTTGACTGCGAATGATTGCGGCACCAGCGGCAACGCCTAACGTGCCAAAAGCAACGCCCAGTTTTGCTACGCGCACGCCGACGTTAGCCAAACCTTTGCTGACTGAGCTAAACGCCGCGCCAGTTTTGTCTTTCGCGGTTATCGGTATTCGTACTGAATTAGCTGCCATTATTTTTCAATCTAAAATGCTCAACCCAAAGTCGAAACTCAAACTCAGACATGGCTAGCACATCCCGCAAACCCATTCCCAGCGCCTCACCTAGATGTAGCGCAAAACGCAGATCAGGGTCGTCGGCTACTTTTTTGCCGCTTCGCCATCGTCATCCACACTAAACAACGCCATGCGCGTGAAAATGTCTTCGATCACGTCAGCGTGAACCGATTTCATTAGCTCAAACTTGTCGGATTTGGTGAGCAGACGTGTGCCAGTTTCGTCACGCGCTGAAAAAATCAAAGACAGCACCATCATTTCGTAGTGCTTGCCTTCGTTATAAAGCGCGATCAATTCGCCTTTATCGGCGACGGTCATATAGGGCCGGTAATAGATTTTTGCCGGTTGCCCGGCGATCTTCCATTCCGGCACCTCAAGGCATTGCAAGTCGCCGTCTAGCAGTTCACTAAAATGCGCCTTTGCCGCCGTCATCAACGCCGACATTTACACAGTGCCTCGGGTCAACGCGCCAGTGCCGGTAAAGCTAAAGGAACACTCCACCATTCCGTCGATGCCTGCGCTGATTGAGACGCCTGTAACGATTGCGGTGAGTTCATAGCTGTAATCGCCAGACGTTGCGCCCTCAAACAAGAATTTGAGCGCTACGGATGCGCCTTCAGTCAGTGATAATTGCACGCTGTCGGTTTCATCCCAAAAGCATTCAGCGCTTCCGCTGTAACTTTTAGTGCCTGCCAAGTTGGTTTTCGCTGCGTCAGTTATCGTCGTTGAGTCAATAACTTCTGCGCTTGCTTCTAGGTTCATTGATCTGAGTTGTGCAACAGCCGTACCGCCAACCTGCACAACGCCTTCCACTGATGTGTGAACTGCCATTTTTCTATCCTCTAAATTGCGCTCGTTGGCGCGGTTGCCGTCGTCCGATACACCACACTAAACGTGAGGCGCACCAAGCCTGTGGGCGAATCAGATTCGCCTGTGTATTCAATTTCTGTACTAGCTAGCTGTGAGTCTTTGGCTAGCGCGTTGCACGTAGGGTCGGCGGCTATTGCCGCCTCTACTTCTGCCGCAATCGTGTCTAGGGTGTCATCAAGGTTTGTTGACGTTTTTGCATAACCTTCGACCAACACGTCAACGACGCGGTTGAGTCCGTTTGACCCGATAAATGTGTCGCGCTCTGACGCTTCTTGCGTTGTATAAATGAGCAGACCTGGCATTTCGTTTGACGCCAAGTTGTAGACGCGCGACTGATAAACCCGGCTAGCTGTTGTCGTCAGGCCAGTGACGTTAGCCGCGATCCGCTCACGTATTTGCTGACGCACATGGCTCATGTCCTTAGCCTCAACATCGTGACGCCTGTGTTGTCGTCTTGACGATCTGTCACCACATAAGCCACGCCGCCAATGGTGATGGTGTCGCCGCGCGCTATGTTCGCCATCGTGTTGGTCTGCGCGTAAGCAACTGGGCTGCTGCCGTCAACCGACACGCCACCGCCAACGTCGGTTTCTAAAAA